GGGCTTATCAGGGCGACCTCTACCAAGCACAACAGTTATGGCTTTAACATCTCGCCCAATTTGTTCGAGGACTTCAGGCAGTTGTTGCAAAAGGTCCATTAGCTATTTTTTCCTCGTAGATAAGCCGCCTTCAAGTCCATTGTATTTAAGGCGTTAAGTTTCTCAATCACACCGTCTAAACTCTGTTTAAATTCGGTCAGTTTGCTGGTCAATGCTTCAGGTGCACTGCTTCCGCTGGCTTTGAGTTTGCGTAACTCTTCTGCCAGCTCTCTAAACGTGTCTAAATCTGCTGATACCTCACCACCTAATAGGTCATTTTTAAGTTGGGTGACCTTAGCATCAATCTGAGCCAAAATCGCCTTGTCTTGCTCACCTAGGTAAGTTGCAAATTCGCTGAGTAATTGTTGGATAGTTTGTGTAGTCATAGTCGTCCTATTCTATAAGCTATAATTAAATCTGAAAATTTAGGTAAAACAGGTGTACCACAGCCACCAGAAATACCTTTTGATAACGTCACCTTGATAGGTTGTTTTGATTGCAACGATACCGCCACTGCTTGTTTCAACTGCAATTTCACGTCGATAGCCCGTTTACAGTCTTTCATTGCGTCATTCCTCTACGCGTTCTGCAGAATAATAGCTATAACGCGTAATCTTTCCGCCACATAGCGTGTCTCGCCAGTTGCTCGTATTCGTGATTTTTAATGCCCAACTTGCGGTCTTCCACCTTGTGTTAGCTAAACGGTCACGCGTGCAAGTGATTTTGATGTTGTTATCCGATAACGCAATACCATTGCCTTTTGTCAAATGGATAACTGGATCTTTGCCATCAGGCACGATAAACAAGTCAAATTCGCTATCAGCAAAGCCTTCTGGTACTTCTTTTTCATCTAGCGTCAGCGTTTCGCTTTCATCGTCACCAAATTTCCAGTTAAAATTAATGATCGGTTTGTCTTTAGTCATCATGTTTAAACATTGCCCCTAATTGATTCGGGCTAAATCGCCAGCCTTCTTCATTGCCTGAAAGCGCATTAAAACACCATTCAGAACAAAAATACTTACTGCGTTTTTCTTTGATGCCAAGCACAATCCCTAGCGCGCCCCACCAGTCGTATTTACAACCCAAAGTGCGGTCAAAATAGGCTTTAATTTGCGCCTCGGTGACATCGGTGACATCGGTGAGGGGGATTAAATCCCATTTGGTGTTATCGGATACATCAATTTGTTTGCAACGCACGCCGCCATCTTGCACGCTGGATGAGTAGCAATCGAACACGGTTTGATGTTCGTAATGATGCCCGTTGGTAAATTCAATGCGCTCAATGGCAATCTCGCAGTGCGAGTATTTGCCCTTTGTGCAAAATCGAGTAATGCGGTCGGCGATTGCTTTGACTGGCTCTTTGCGCCAGTCACGTTTGTGTTTGTACATCGCCAAATAAACCTTAGCCATTTTGATATGCCTCCATTAGTGCGTCCATCTGCTTGATAATGTCATCATGGATTGATTGCAACTGCTCAAGTGTGAGATTAGGGGCTTTGAGCTCGTACTTGCGCATACGTTGGTTAGCTAATTCAACCTGCAGTTTTTCGAGTCCTGCCGCCTGTGTCAAAATCAGGTTTGCAGCGGTCTTGTTATCCAGTCTCGCACGTTGCGCAAAGTCTGAGATATATCGACTGCACTCACCTTCATAATTTGCCGCTTTAAAGGCTTCTGCTGCCGCTTGACGCTCACGATACTCGCTCTCAAAGCGTGTCCATGTACTATAGATTTTTGCCGCGTGCTCATCAATGTTGGTAATGAGGCGAGTTTGAGTTTCAGCCAAAAGTGCAGTTTGTTTTTCGGGTGAAATTTCCCAAGTCAGCGTATCAAGATTCAACACATGTGCTGCACTAGGTTGTGGGTCAATTAATACAGGGTTGCCTGTTTTATCTGCAATGATTTGTTTGCCTTGCGCTTGACCATTAAGTAGCTCTATATATTTATCTTGGCTAATCTCTACTGCACTTTCTGGCACAAACCCACCGTCTGTATCGTCAAAAAAACCGTCTTTAAAATACATTGTCATCTTTTCCATCTCCCAATTGCTAAAAATTGCATATCCCAATCACCTTGTTCGCCGCCTGGATCGTATAGGTAATAGTAATAAGTCGACCCATTTGACTTAGTCTTTATGTCCATCTGGAATCTATCTACAAAATTATAATTTTCTACCGCCTTGCCGTTCCCGAATACCATTGGGGCCGCCACAAATGATACTGCCCAATTAAATGAATAAACCATACCGTGCGAATACCCACCTCTGAAGTTGACTGTATTGGTCTGTATCATCGTCCCATCAGGATATTTTCGAACTTCAAAATTGCCTATTTTTTGATATATGAAATCCGACAATTGTGTTGCAGTATTTAAAGACTTACCACTCGATGTTCTTACATCCCCTGCGGAATAAAAGTCGCCATTATGTTCGAAGCCCCAATTTTTACTTGTACCGTTATCTTCAATGAGGTTAATAATGCCTCTGCCAAATCCGTCCCCACTGCCTTGCTTGGTCGTATAACCAAATGAAAATCCAGCGCCATAACGTCCTCTTGAGCGGACTAAACCTTTGATAAATGGGTGGTAGGTATCTTTGTCTTTTGAGCCTGTAGCTTCAACCATAAAAGGGGCGCCACTGGTGTATTGAGACGAATAACCGCCTTGTCCAAAATGAGTGGATGCAATACCGACTGTACGAAGAATTCCAGTCATAGTGTCGCCAGCTTTATTCACTGCCCAGCTTTGATATGCAACAACTTCGCCGTCATTTCCTAGCGCTGGGAATGATAGATAGACACGATTGCCTATATTAGGGTTAAACATCATATTAAAACGACGATTAGCCGCTTCGTGCGAATTGGGGTGAACCTCTAACTGCCAATAGCCTTGTGATGTCTCAAATTGATAAGCGCTCCATCCTCCAGATGTATTTTTAGCCCTCAATGTACCGTTTATAGTTGTATCACCTGTTTTAGGTACTCTGCCATTTGCATTATTATTGGCATCATCTGCTGCCTTTTCCGCGTTTACGGCTTTATCATAGGCTGTCTTAACCGCTTTTGGTGTCGCTACGCCATTTTCATCATTGCTTGTTACAGATGATGATCTACTTTTTAATGGTATGTAGTTATTAAGCGCAAGGCGTAAAGCGGCAATGCCTTGTGCTAATACTTTACCGGCTTTAGCTGTTAAGCCGAGATCTTCGCTATCTAACCCAGTATCACTCGTCAACCGCACTTCGCCTTTTTGAGTTAAACTTGCCGTCTTTCGATTATCATCAATAATCTTCACAATCGCTTGATATAACTGCGTTTGTGTTTCTGCCTTCGGGGTAAAACCTGCTTTTCCCAACACATAATGCGCTTCGGCTTGCACGTCGCGCACACGGTCTTGCACATCGTTTAGCCACGTGTCTGTCACGCGTGTGCCTTGCTCACCTGTTGCGGGATTACCGGCATGAAAGCGCTTGTCAGCGGAATTAATTTCAGGTAGTAACGTTTTCATTTTTTTGGTCTCTATTGATATGCAAAGTAACAGTATGTATGAGCGGGTTTTAAATCTTTGAAAAACTCTTCGATAATCGGGTCGCCAAACTCAACCAAATGATCACCGGCAAACGAACTGCCCGCGCGGAAATACACAATATTGTCGTCACCGTTTAAAACGGTCACCCGCCACATATAAATCAAGCTATCGCGGGGCTCGTTGCGAAATTGCACCAAGTCACCAGGATTAGGCAGGTCATTTTGTAAAGGCGAAAACTCTTTAATTTGGATTTGATAACCAATGCTTTCGGCGATGCGGGTAAAGTATGGGATAGACAAGCCACCCACGGCATTTAACTGCACAATGACGCGTTTAACACGCTCTTGATAAGACTTGCTTAAATCAGTTTTAATCCCACAAATACGCTCCCAATCGGATAACATTTGGTTTGAGGTAGCAGGCTCAATTGCTGCTAATACTTCTTCTGCGCTTTGTTGTAAGCGGTCAAATGCGCTGCCGTCCACTTCACATTGTGCGATAAAGTGTTCGCCATTGATGTTATAACTCACTGGCGGATAAAGCTGTTTCAATACATTAGCGTGCTGCATTAAGCCATCTCCGTCACGGTAATTTCGCCCAATCTAAACCATTCGATTTTATTGATAATGTCCGCTTTTTGGTTCGCTGTTGGAGCAATAAAACGGCGGTCAACCACGCCAATTAAGTTATTAACAACTGCTTCACACTGCGACACAATCAAATCATCACCCGGAATCAAACCGTTAAAATAATCAGTCAGAGCATTGCGAATAGCGGTTTTAATGTCATTTAATGCGACACCGCTGATTTTCACTTGGATGTTAAAATTGACTTTTGTTACATCTGGTTTAACGACTTTGCTTTCTTTTGCCGTCACCGGACGCTCTTGGTCGATATATTCTTGGGCACGACGTACTGTGTCATCACTTGGCACGCCATTATCGGCCGTAATCGCAATATCAACCGTGCCAAGCCCTCGGCGTAGCGGGTAAACATACGCTTGTTCCACGCCGTCCACCTCTAACGCCCAGTCTTTGTAATCGTATTTATTGCCACCTGCAGCAGGTCGGCGGATTTTATTAAGCAAACGCTCCAACAATGAGCTATCGCTTTCGGCATTGGTCGCACCTACCACGTCATTTAATACAACATCCGTGTTCACGCCAACTGGTGCTGCCATAAACGATCCTTTTGTAGCCGTTTTAATATTTTGCGCCGCACCCGTAGCAAGTGAGCGCACCGCAACAACTGCAGAACCACTGGCGGAAATGACCGCACTTTCGGTCGTCTCATAAAAACGCCCGTCTTCGGTTTTGATTTGTAAACCAACGGCAATCACGGCATCAGGATTGCCGCTAATAGTGGCGCCTTTGCCTGCCGCATAAGTGGCGTTACGACGACGCAAACCGCGCAATCCTGCGTGTTTTTCTAAAAATTCAGTGTCGGCAGTGTCAGGGAAAAACTGTTTAATTAGCCATTTTTGATGTGCATAAATCCCTTCTGCACAGGCGGCCAAACTACTGGCACGTGCATAAGCATCACTGTCTTCGGACGTGTCGGCATTTGGGTAATAAGTTTGGTAATCCCGCAGAATACTGGCACGGATTTCTTCGAGAGTTGGCACGATAAACACGATTTAAACACCTTTTAAATGACGTTTACGGGGTGTTTAAAAGTGTATTGTTCGCCCCGGCTGTCGGTTACAGAAATAGAAAGAATTACTCTGCCGTTGTGTGGTTGTTCGTGAGTAACAACAATTTCGCTGGCTCGACCGTCATCAAGTAACGGTTGCAATGCCTCTTCGGCGTATTGTTGTGCCAACATGCCCACACGGCTTAAATCCTTTTCTCGCTGAATAATATGGAGCAGAGAACCTACACGCCCATTTGCCCACCACGAGCCTAAAGGTGTAGTCAGTCTGATATACACAGCATTTTGCAGTGTACTGATATGCGAATTTGTATAGTCCCCGGTAAGCGGGCTGATTTCTCTGTCCATGCTGACAGAGTAAAAGAAAGGGGAAAGAAAAAGGCGGGGAGAGAGTTCCACACCGCCTTTAATTTGGGATTATTGAGGTTGTCCGGTTACGCCACCGCTATCCCCGCGGTGGGTGTGGCTGACAAGGGATTTACCGTTGGCAGTCACGTCGCCATCAGTAGTAAAGCTACCTTTTGTTTGCGTTACGTTACCAGTAAATGACGCGCCAGAACCGCCTTGAACGGCCATGCCGCCATTTCCGTTGATTTGCCCTTGTGCAGTAAACACATGGTCTGTCTCAACAACCGGGCTACTGATCTCAACTTTAGTGGTAGCGGTTATTTTTAATATATCACAATCAATTTCGATTAATCGACCTTGTTTTAAAATAATTGTACTTCCGCTTTCGTCATAAACAGCGGTTTCGCCCGATTTTAAGTTTTTAACCCTAAAAGAGCCGTTTTCTGTGGCAATCACAATAGAGTGGGTCGTTTCGCCCCCCATGGGCAATACTACCACTTGAGTGCCGGCAGGTGGCACGGATGTTAAGCCAAATTGTTGCATCAACTCCACGTCTTGTAAGGTTTCGTCCGCTAATCCGGATATCTGCACTTTTTGGATATTGTCCGCACTTTTGACTAAATTCAACTTTCCGCGAAAGGCTTGGCGTACCGCGCCCAAGGCGCTTTCCGTGTGTTGTTTTATTACTTGTCCCAATCGTCGCATATTAATCCCCATCCAATACAATCAAATCGCCTTTCTTTTTCTTGCCTTTTCGCTTACGTGCCTCTTTCGATTTATTTGTATAAGCGTCAGGCGTCCACACACCGTCTTGTTTTAAGCGTAGTTCTGTAGTTGTACCGCCTTGTCGGCTCAAGGCAAAACGACGGCCCATCAAAAAGAAAATTGCGTTAATGTCGTATTCCTCAAAAATCACATGCACACGTTGCCCTGGCGTCCATAACACACCGTCCTGCGTTTTATGGTCAGGCATGGTAATCGTCAGAGTAAAACTGTTTAAAATACTGTCCGCAATGTACTTTTTCGCCCATTTTTTCAGGGCTTCTAAATTTTCCACATCCGGCACAATCACGGTTTTCGGCTTGTAGGTCTCAACGGCATCATCTTTAAATACCCATTTCAAATCGTTCTTGTTGTCGTCACCGCTGCGCCCATGTCGTTGCGCAAGAAACGTGATTTCAGAAAAACTTTGCGACACATCTGTGGTTAGGCTTGCCTGCGTGAAATTGTTGCGCTTGCCGTTTTTTGCACAACACAACGTCGCCACTGGCGGTGTGCTGTAATCCGCACCGCCGATAATCAGCGTGCCGGCAGGGTCAAACCATGCATGCAACCCCGCCGAATTGGCGCAATGGATCAGCGCATTCCAGGCTGTTTCGCCAATATCGATGTCAACTTTATCTAACGTCGGGTTAGATTCTGCTCGAAGCTCCACTTTTTTAATGCCTAACGGCTCCACTATTTTTTTAATCGCATCTAATACCGTCAAACCTTTAACATTGGTAATCGGTGCGGAGCAATCCACTAAAATAGACGCTTTGTCGCGCCCATTTAAACTAAAAGTGCGGTCGGTTTTTGAAATAGAATGTTGTGTAGTGTCAACAATGCCCGTCAGTACAAGCTCACCGTTAATCAGCACTTTTGCTGTTTTGCCGGAATAATCTGCCAGCACGGTATTGTCTGACGGCACACCAATGCTGAAATTGAACGCGTCCGCAGGAATCAAAAAATCACTGTCAATATCGTAACTTTTCCAGTTTTTATGCTGTTTGCCGTCAATCTCAACAACAATCTCATTGTTAAACGGATAGCCGTTATTTTGCGTAGCCATTGAGTACCTCACCGCGTGAAATAAAATTCGGATAACGAATGTGCGGATTCAGCCGCAACAGCTCACCAGCGCGTGTGTAGTCGCCATAAAAAGCATGCGCTACCTGCTGGATTGTGCTATCAAATTCCGCTGTGCGAATGATTAAAGGCGGTTTGCGATTAATCGCCGCCAACGCAAGTTGGGTCAATTTGTGGCTTTGTTGACGCAGTTTTTCTGCTGTGTTATAGGCTTGTGTATAAAGCCCCGTGTTCGGTGTTTGCAGTTGTCTTGCGCCTGTTTGTTTTTTTGCGTGCAATGACATCAAACCGAAATCATCTTTGACGTAATGTAATGTCATCGCGTTTTGCTCCGCCTGCACTAACGCACGCACGGTATTCAACGTCGCCAAGGCTTGCAAGCGCGATTCCGTCACGATGTAATCAATTTCGGATGGGATCAACGAATCGTCCTCAATAAACTGCGTGGCGATTTTTAACACAGTCGCCGTCGCCAACAACTGTACTACACAGAAGATTTCTTTGGTATCCTGCGCCGTCAAGGATGACGTTAATGATTTCAAGGTATTTGATTTGCTGTTTTTACCGTTGCTTAAATTTGGTGCGATCTCAAGCAGGCTTTTCGCGGTGCGGGTAACCTCGTCAAATTTTGCACGCACAGTTAAGTCGTCACGGTTGGCAATAGCCGTTAAGCCATCACGAATCATGCTCGCCATCTCACGCACGGCATTACCACCTTGTTGTTTAAATGCCTCTTTAGACGTCGGTGTATTTACTGAGATCGCATGTTTTTTCTTGTCCATGTCAAACATATCGCGCACCTGCTCAAAACAGCCGTAAAGCGCGCCAAACGAGCCTAATAAGCGTGATTTGACATTAGCGACAAAAGAGATCCCCTCCATAAAGGTGCCATATAGCTCCAATACATCATCTACCAAGTCTTCGAGCTTGGTTAATAGCTCATCAATCAAACCAAGTACAGAAAAATTAAACAGAAAGATCGGTTTTGCTGGTGTAGCCTCTTGAAAGCTAAGACTAACTGTCACATAGTCCACAAAATCCGCTTCGTGGTGAAAATAAGCAGAGGTGCAAAGCATATTTTGCAAGCGACCGCGAATCGGATGCACTAATACCGCCGCACCTTGTTTTTCCAGAGCCGACAAAAATCGTTTAAAATCGGTGTAATACCCCTCACCATAAAACACCGCTTGCAGTTGGATGGTGAGCGGATTTAAACCTAAATCCTCAATATCGCCCCCGTTTACGAATGGATACGCATGCGTAATGGTGGCGCGCTCTAAGTTATCATCCACACTTACCACATCAAACCGCACACCGCGATAAGATGCCTGCTGGATTGGTATTGTCCAACCTTTCATTTTTACCCCCGTTTAAGTTCTCGGTATTGGTTTTCGGACGTGCTTTCAGCAATCGTCCGTCCGTCTAAGTCCACGCGGATTTGATTCTGAATAGTAAAGTTCTGACTTTCCACCGCTTGTTTCATCCCTTCGCTGATGGTTGTGCCTAATTGCTGAAATTCGGCTTTGTAGTCCGGCACTTGCACACGACGGTTATATTCCTCTTGTGTTAATGTGCCTCGCTTTAAGCGTTCGTCGGCAATCTCTTTTCGTTTAGTGGCATCACCAAGTGCATAACCGCCACTCGCTAAAGACCAAACTGACTTTTCAGGCGTCGGGACAGGCGGGGCATACTGAAACACCGATTTGCTTGGATAGGCTGCTGCGTAGAACTTTTGTTTTTCGTCTTTTGTTGCGGCATCCAAGGTTTCTTGTCTTTCTTCTTGTTTTGCCATGTAAGGGGCGTAATTTTCTGACCCTTCAAGCATTGCGCCAAAAACTAACAACGGCAAACCGCCTCGCCCAAACTTAGCAAGACGCCCCATTTTTGCCGTATTCGCGGCAGCTGCAGCGCCACCTGCCGCACCGGTTACACCCGTACCTTTACTCAAGACATCACCAACGCCAAGCCCTAAACCGCCTTTACCGCCCAATAATCGCAAAGACCCGGCTGCCGTAATGGCGGCTGCACTTAGAGATGCAACTACTGTGCCTGCAGTAACAATTTTGCCTGTTAAGTCAGGATAAGCTTTGGCATATTCAGCAATTTTCACACTCACATCACCTAACGCGTCATTAAAGCCCTTCATGCCTTCCATTTGTGCGAAATCTACGTTATTTTTCGCGTCTTCCACTTTGTAGCTGTTGGTATCTTTAATCACGGCATGAGAGGTATCCACCGCACCTTCGCTTTTATCCAGGCTTTCTTTCACTTCTTTGCCCAAGCTCACGTTGTTACGGATACCCAATAACGCCATCAATGCTTGGCGGTCTGAAATGATTTGCCCGATTGCTGTGCCTTCCACCAAGTTCGTCATTTCGTTTAAGACTTGAGCTTGATCCTCTTTTTTAGCGCTTTTAAGTTTTTTCTGTAGAGCCTGGTACTTACCATCCTGACCAATCACCTGATCCATAATGCTCATAAAGGCTTCGATGGAGTTTTTACCTTTTTTCTTCTGAGCTTCCATTGAGGCGATAAAATCCACCCCATGGTCTTTACCATCCTTGCCTTTTATGTCGAGTTTTCGAAAGCGGTCTGAGGTTTCTTTTGATGTTAATTTTGCAAGTAAATTGACTAAGTTATTTCCCGCTTCATCTGATGTTCCGGCAGTTACACGCGCCTGTTGGTTAGCCACCAATAACGCCTCAAAGCCCGACATACCTTTTAAACCGGCAGATTTACCCGCCGCCATTTGTTGCGGTAACCAACGCGCCATGTCCGCCAATTCAAAGTTACCTGCCTGACCTGCCGCTACGGCTTTGTCTAACACTTCGCCGATTTGGTCTTCTCCGATGTCAAACTGTTGCATTGCCGAAATGGCGATTTTCGCCAAGTCGTCGGTATTTGCGCCTGTTGCGGTGGCTCCTTTTTGTAATGTTGGCAACAATTTCATGGCGGTATCGGCTTTCACCGCACCGGAGGCCAACATGGTATCTAACGCACCCAAGGCGTCTTCCTTGGTGCCGCCACCAATTTCTACCGCACTTTTTACGGCATTATTCAGTTCTGCTTTACCGGCAATACGTCCCGCCACATCACGCTCTGCGAATGCGGTGTTGGAGGTCATCGCAAGAGAGCGGTCATAATCCATTTGTTTTTTCATGGGTTGTGCCAACACCATGCCAGCAGCGGTCGCACCTGCCGCTAAACCGGCAATACCTCGCCCAATATTGCCTAAACGTTGCCCCATGGAGACTTTGCCCATTTCCGCGTTCAGCTCTGCAATGCGGCGTTTAGTCGCCACAGCGGCGCGGTCTAATTCCCGCCCGGAAGCAATACCACTGCGTTTTAATTGGTCGTATGCCGCGCGGGTGCGGTTGATTTCGTTTTGGATACTGCGCTCACTACGCACGCCCAGCATTTCGCGATTGCGTGCCGCTTGTTGGATTTGGCGGTAGCTTTGCTCTGTCACTTGTGCCGTTTGGCGTACTGCTCTTTGTTGCGTAGTGGCACTGCGTTGTGCTTGGTTTTCAATATTTTTGGTTGATTTACTAACACTGTTTTCTACGCTTTTCACCACGCCACTGGCGTAGTCTTTCGCTTTGAGTGTTAAAGAGAGATCCATATTTGCCATTTTTAAACCTTGTTTAAACGTAATTTAACAGCAATAAAAAAGGGGCATTACGCCCCTTTATTTTTACGACGCTTAAAAACATAGGACGTCGTAGATTCTTCGGTGTGTTGTTGGCTTTTCGCACCTTGACTCGCTAAATAGCTGTTAATCCATGCGCTGACTTCCGCGTGACACATATTCCAGACGGCTTGTGCGGTAAATCCAAACTTACCCAGTAAAATCGTTGCTGAGCGGTAGTTTTCGTACGCCTGCCACACTTCGCTGATATTGCGTTTTTTTACGCTTCGTTTGCCGTCTCTTGGCTTTCCGAAACGCCCATGCGCTTTTTTCGCAGTTGATTAATTTCGTTGTTAATCAACACGTAATCATCAGTAGCAAGGTTATCCAGCAAGAATGCCGGAGTCACATCCTCGCGCGGAACGCCATCAAACTCGACTTGCTGTGCCAGATACGCTAAATCAACCAGCATTTGTTCTGCGGTGCTTAACGTTTCTTTGTCGCTTAACCCGAGGTCGTTGATAACTTCCAGAGCTTGGCATTCGCCCCCCACGGTCAAAATCTTGACTAACACGTCATGATGTAGCGTGCCGTTATACAGCACGCCAAGTTTCAAACGAGTTTTCATTATTCTTTAACCTTGTCTAAGGCTACCACTTGCAAATCGCGCATTTTTTCGCTATCTACGGTATAGCTTTCGCCGATTTCCGTGGTAAAACAGCCGGTGTATGAGGTTCGTGTACCGTCTTCTTCCTCTACGGTAATTTTGGCATCCGTCACATTATCCCAATCGGGTTCTGGTGAGTTTAAAGGTACCGCAACAGTGATAGATAACGTATATTCGACAATGCCTTTGGCAAAGCCTTTCACACGTCCTTTGCGGTTAATAGTTTTCACCGGTTTGCGACCGGTGACGGTGCGAACGTCTAACTTGGTTAAGTCAATCTCTTGACCGTCCACTTCGACAATGCCTAAACTGGCAAATTCTTGGGCCATTTACGCCTCCTATAAAATCAAATCAACACGGTTAGCGACAATATGTAATCCGTTCACCACATCGGTCGGGATGACACAATCTAAGCGGTTAGGGTCAACGCCATTACGTTTCACCAACAATTTCGCTTTATGCTGTGCCACATTTTCCAAGATTTCTTCGTTTTCCAGACGTAACAAAACATCCAGAATTTCTGACCGCACTTTATCCGGTGTACGCGCAGACAATTTGGCGCGAGGGAAACGTAATTCGATACGCTGTTCAATGGCTTTGCGCGTATAGTCCAGCGTGCGGATGGTGGTTAAATCCAAGTAGCTCGGGTCATCCGTATTGGTTGCCGATTTGGTGTAAGTCGTGATTGCACGCATAATGCGGACACGATGATTAACTACCGTAATCGGGGTTAAACCGTGATATAACGCCTGATTCGCTTCGGTCAATAACGGCGTTTGTGTCGGGTCAACTTCGGTCAAGCCCTTAATTTCAAGGGTATTTAACGGACGCGCCGGGTCTTCTTCGCCTGCAATCACTGCGCCATACCCAGCAGCAATCAAGGCATGAGATTCGACTGCACCTTTATACCAACCGCAAGTGATATGCTCACTGTTGATTTTTTCGGTATAAGTTGTGCCGGTTGCCATTGACCCACGCCACGCTAACACACCGATAGCAGGTTTTTTCTCAAGCGGCGCGGACACGGATTCTAAGTGTTCACGCAAGGCTTTGGCGTTTTTGTCGTCTGCAAAAGGCGAAATGATGACGTGGTAATGCGTACCGGCAACACTTGCTAATGCAGGGGCTAAATCCGCATTTTCTGCACCGTTGGCAAATGCTGTCGCACTAATAGTCATATCTTTAGCCGTATTGGTTGCTGTCAAATTGATTTCGTTGCCAATTTCGCCTTTACATTTTGCGGTTAACGTAATCGTGCTCTCATTCACAGCTGATGTTGCTGGGCAATCTGTCGAACCATTAATAATTGCATTCAAACGCGCCGCCACCGCATTGGATTTTTCGCCTGCTGCTACCGCCACTTTGTAATCAATACCGGCAATGGTTACTGTCATGACACCTTGACTGGTGGCTGTCCCGGTCAACACCAAACTACCACTTGCTGCGACGCCTGAAGAACTATCCGCTAACCCCATCACAGATAAACGGATGAGGGAGTTGTTGGTGATAGCCATGCGGGTCATTAAATGCGCCCATGAGCCGGCACCAAATGCGGTTGCTGTATCAAGATCGGAATACACGCGCACGGGTTGAGTAAATGCGGTTGTCCCACCAATCATCGGCGCAACAATTAGCACTTCCTGCTCGTTCGTTGGCAGTGTAGTTACTGCGCCTTTGGCGTTGTATTCGGTATAAACACCCGGTTTGCGTAAGCTGTTCGGGATTTTTTCAAATTCGATATTAGTCATTGTCTGCACCTCTTTGCTTGCGGGTTGGTTGCACTTCGATTAAGTCGCCATCAGCAATACGACGCTGATAATAAACAGAATCATCCACTTCAACCGGCTCCTGCTCAATGTAGGCATACGGCTGATTTTCTAAAGGGACTTTCACCCCTAAAGCTGCTTTTACAATCATGTTTTATCCTTTGTTTTTACACTAAATCCGACCTCGGCATTGTTGTTCGGGTCATATAATTTGCCGTCCACATGCTCAAGGATTGGCGACGATGGGGAGAGTTCGGCCGCATAATGAGTAAACACAAAATCAGGATTAGTCGGGTCTTGTGTTTCTTCCGGATACAAACCGTCTTCCAGTGGGGCGACATCATCAAACGCCGCTTCGTACTCAATGGCATACGCCGTGACTTTTTCAGTGCGAAATTGCGCATTGTTAAACAACGTCCGAATCACCAGCGGTTTTAACGGCTTAACCAATCCGCCCAAGCGTTGCGTATCCAGCAAGCGGCGCACCGCATAAATCAACTGATTTGCACCAACCTCGCGTTTATCCACCCCGCCTTGTCGTGCGGCTTGGTTGCTACGCAATGAGCGTACTGCCACAATGACCACAAATTTAGCAGAGGTGCGAAACGCTGTACCGCGCACCCCCATCGGCTCAATTCGCGCACCGCCGAACGTCACCAACACCATAGGCAAACGACCCGTGCCAAGGCTTTCGTCGTCCAGCTCACCACCGTAGCTTTTCACGGTATTGGCAAGTTGTCCCAAGCCACGTGTCAAGCGGTCAACCAGTGCATTTTCAATTTCGGTTATCACGGCCAAAAATCCTATTGTTCGGATTAGTAAACATCACCACATTGCCGTCGCTTTGTTGGTCGTCTTCAATCTCGATACCGAGCGAAATCTTCCCAGCTGCCAAGTCCTCAAGCTCTTTTAAACTCAATTTATAGCGAGTGATAATTTCGTCAGTAATCGTTACCTCAGACATACTCGCCAAACGATAGCGGGTGAGATCACAACAAATACGAGTTAGGTTTTGCGGAATTGTCGGCAACGGTAAGCGATAACGCGCACTTAAATAACCGTCGATTTGGCTTGTGCTATCCGAAAGGGCAATGGTCAGCACGCTTTCATTTACCACGCCTTCGCGGTCACGGTCAGTCAGCTGGATTGCCTGAAACTCCCCGATGCGCAAGACGAAATCATTTACCGTTGCATACATGGCTTAATCCTCACACACTGGGACAAGCTCTAACCAAGGGTCTTCCGCCAAAGTTAAGGTTTGTTCTGCCGTTAAGTCATCCGCTGCGATGTAAACCGCATCGGTTTTGTTAAAGCGATAACCGCAACGCCCATACGTTGACTGTGGGTGGATGTCACGCAATTTAATCGAATAACCGATAGGCACAATCACTTGCCCTTCTTTGTCGCCCGATTCATCGTGTTTTTCTACCGCACTTTGGGGCGTACTTTCGGCATTATCCGCACCGTTTTCGGTTTGGGTTTGCGCCTGTTCATCCTGTGCAGTTTGTACGTCTTGCGTTACATCGTCTTTTTGGTTTTGATTAGCCATTATTAACTCCTAGGGCGGTTTCCCGCCCCGATTGGTTATTCTTCGATGATTTGTGATGACACAATCACTTTCAGACGACCTTTTAAGATATTGGTCGTGCCATTGATGATGTCGCCCTCGCAAATTTGGCGCGCCAGGAACTCTAATGCCGGCGGCACTAAAATCACATTCGGACGAATGTTTAATAACTTGCCACCATCACCTTTTAAGGATTGCATCTTGGCAATCACTTTCATGATGTTTTCAGCATTGAGTTCTGTTTTCTCAACACGGTGGGCGAGTTGCCAAAAACCAAAACCGGCAGCACCACGGGCACGCACACCCCATTCGTAAATGTCTTCGTTAAATACGGTGTCAGACTTGGATGGGTCAAACTTCGTTTCGATCTCCGGCGCTGTGCGCTCTTGCCAAATTAATGGTTTAATCGCATTGGTGGTGTCGAAAATATAAAACGTTGGTGCTTCTGTTTTCGTACCGGTGGTGATATTGCTTTGCTCTTTGCTTGAGCCTGTGCCGTCCACGTTGTCAAAAACAGGATGGTCAGTGTCAAAGTAATTTTGGCCGTCATAACACAAAGTCGTTTTACCGGCTTTTAACAAACCGAACACCAAATCATCAGGTAATTCAGCCGCACTTTGTGCCGCTTGCTGCACCATCGGACGGAATAAGCCGACTTGGTCGTCTTCGATGTCGGTACGAGGAATACCCACAGTACTTTCATACAGTTTGTTTTCAATGCTGGTGCCTTGGGCTTGCATTGCTTTACGCTGACGTTTGTTTACCCATTCCACCATTTTCGGAAATTGACCTAAAAAGCCGTAGGTATTCACTTTGGTGTTGGATGATACTTTCATGGCAATTAAATCCCACTGCGGTTTAATCAAACCTAAACCGGCAGCAAAGTCTTTTTTAAACTGGGTTTCAATCGCTTTTAAAACTTCGGATTTCTTAAACATTATTTTTGCTCCTTGTGTTCTTTGATAAATTCGGCTTCAGTCATACCCAACGCACGAGCCGCCGCTTGTTCTGCAGCACTTAATGCCACAACATTGCCTTTATTCGGGTCTTCGTTAGCTTGATGACCGCCTGCTAATGCGGCAATCGGTGCTGCTTTATCCAAATAACCGGTTAATGCTTCGATACTTAGGCTTTCCGCCCAATCTTTTAACGCAGGCGATAACTTGCCTTGCGACAAGGCGGCTTCAATTAATGCGCTTTTCTTGTCTTTATCAATGCTCGATTTCAACTCATTAAAATCAGCCTGTAATGCGGCGACCTGTTCCACTGGCACGAATTTAGCCGGGTCAGGTTTGCCGACCTGTGCAGTTAATGCCGCGACGGATTGTTCTTTTTCGGCTAATTTGGTATATACGTCCAACACCGCCACTTGACTATTGCCCTTAGCGGCAGAAAGGGCGGTCACTTTTTCGGTAATTTCAGCTTCACTGGCGTCTGCTTTCAAAGCAAACAACGCACACAAGGCTTCCACTAATTTCTTGTCCATTTCTGGCTTTTCCTTTTGTTGATTTAAAAGTTGCACACTGGCAGCAACCATTACTTCATCCATACCGTCTAAAGCGGGGTTGTTAGTCAGTGCAGCGTGAAAGATTTTGCGAACATAACCATTCGTGTCATATGCAAACACGGCAGAGATATAACGATATTCGCCATTTTTGATGTATTCCGCGGCTTTGTCCGTCCAACGGACATCAGCAAAAATCCCTTGCGGGTTAAAATAGAGATATTCCATCCAACCTGCGCTAGGAGCCTCTTTGCCGTTTTGCTGGGAATGTAAGATTTGGTGTTCGTAGTCAATGGGTAGGGGATTTTTCTGACTGTTAGCTAATGCTACAACATCAGCCCCGTTCGTATCGGTTACATACCATGCCTCCACATCTGTCGGTCTGCCGTCAGTAGCTCTAAATTTGCCGTAAGGCAAAAGTTGGATGCGTCCATACTTCGCTTTGTCAATTTCAAAACTACAGGCTGCAAGGGTGAGTTTCATTCTTAAAATCCTGAAAAGTTAATCTAGGATTTCAGAATAATGGAGTTGGGAAAATGAAAAGAGGGGAGCGTCTTCCACACTCCCCTCTAGGTTAGAATTTTGAAAAAATGAATTTTGATGTTGCATTTTATCTTAAACCATTTTTAAAACCTTTTTAAATCCTTTTAAATCGTTTTAAAAAAAATCATTCGATAAATTCCCCTATAATCATAAAAATGCAAATACGCGCGATTTAGGGCGGTTTTATGTTTTATTTAACTATACTCCGAAAATAGGCTTGCACATCCTCCAAGATGTCATCCTCGTCCTGTGGTGTTAAAACGAGGAAAGGACGGGCAGGAATATCCACTTTTCGCCCACGCCCGGCTTTACCGCCAAACTGATGGATTGCCGCGTAAGGCTCATTCGTACCGACCATGGCAATGTTATTATCATAATAACTTGTGATACTGTTCATCAGATTTTCTGTATCAACTAGCGGCGTGCCTTGGCGATATTTCAGTCCTAGCCACTTCGGACGGCCACCTACGTCAAAGTTTTGCAACACTGCCGATTCCATTGTGCCGGCAATACTACGCATTAGTGGCGTACGGTCTTGAGCGGCATTTGCTAGTTTATCTAGCATGGAGGCAATTTGTTGCGCATTATTAATCTCGATTTCTATCATAAGCGTTGCTTTTCAAAATAAAGGGCGGTATAGTTAGTTACGCACCGTTTGTCGCAGTGATTCTCGGCAACTGCTAAACGATGGGGTGAAATAGACCCGGGAAATATGTGTGGGGTGTCCGAGTCCCACCTAACGGTGCGTATTAATCCCGTCTAAATGACTGCATGTAAAGCTCTTTCACATGCTCCAATATTTTAACCACCGCCACATACCGTTCGCCATTTATTGTTTTATAAAATTCAAAGTGATTACCTTTGCTTGATTTAATTTCATCGGGCGAATTAAGCACATCCGGCAACTTCTCATAAGTTTCAACGCCAAACTGTCCATAGCGATTAGCAATCTGTTTTACCATGGAGTCATCAGAAAGCCAAACTGTCTTAAGCTCCGTGCCAATTTGCATTCTTGTATTCTCATTTAATACACCGGCAGCGAATTTGAAATTTTGTGAATATTTGTCACGTAACTCCTGCAAAAGGTCGCTTCGTGGTTTTCGTCCTTTCAGAGATAGGTAATGCGGGATGTGTGGTTCTAAATAGGCTGACAACTTAGCATAATCTAACTTAAACTCCGCCCCTGTCATTTCCACTTTAGCGAACTGATGCGCCAGCTTTTCCGGGTAAAGATCCAAATTCGGCTTATAGTTCAATCGCCCTACATTATAATCAAAGCCTTTATCCGTCACCCGTATCGTGCCGTCGGGCAATTTAAAACCAATGGTTTTTTCACGATTTCCCGCTTTATCGGCGGGGCGTTCCACTTCGACTAAAAATTCAGAACTATCGTCCGGCTTATCCATGCCACGACGTTGTAAATCTCGTTCGGCAAGTGCAATCACCGAGCAACGACAATTAAACCCATTCGGTGGGTAAAAGGTCGCCCAAAACGGATCGTCATAACGATAAATCTTACCGCTTAACGCTAAATGCGCAGGGCGTGTACGTTCATCGCCCACAGCGGAATATTGCCAGTAAGGACGATTGTCCACATTATCGCGCATGCGTTGATAGCGTGCCGCAGAATACGCCGACTGCATATTTACCCGGTAAATTGTATTCAGACGGCGTGGTGTGCCGAAATATTCGCCCGTTTTCGGGTCAGCTAACAGATTGCCGTCAATACCTCGGCTGATAGCGTTATCTTTGCCAAACACCCAGCCCTTGCGCTCAAATTCGCCGAGCAAGTCTTTTTTCCATTGATTAAATCCCTTGCCTTCGCGCATAGCAGTTTCCAGCGACTGATAAATGTCTTTGGTCATTTCAAGACTGGATAACCGCGCAATGGTGGTTGCTTTTGCCAGTGCACTGTCGTGCAGTTCTTTAGTAAAGACTTTCCCCGCCAGCATTTTCTTCTGACGCAGGAATTCGATGGCTTCTGTCGGCTCCATGCCGATAGCAAACTTAGGTGCGGTCGGCATTGGATGCCCCCAATAAATCCGCCAAGAATAAAGCACTGGTTAAATAGCGCTCGTGGGCATCCGAGGTTAAATCAGGGTAAAGCTCCGCCAGTTTATCACTGGCTTCTTCAAAGCTGTTACAGGCTGATAACACCGCAACGGTTTTTTGCACCATTGGATCTAATTGTTGGTTAAAGTCCACTTGTGTCATGCCGTTATCTAACAAGCCGTCCAGTAAATCTTGCTCCGTCTCTCCCTTATTGCCCGTAGACAACGCCACGCGTGCGCCTTTGCCCAAACAACCCGCACACTGACAACCGACCACATGGGCGGAAAGTGCGGTTAGTTTTTCAGGCGTTTTTAAATCACTTTGAAACGGTTTTAAAACCGCTTCGCCGTCTTGCGCTTCTGGAATGCCTAGCTTATCACGTGTCCACTTTTCGGGGATTTGCACACCAATCCCCACCAGTTTCGGAATGGCATCAGCAAAGGTACTTAAATCATCGTATTTCTTGGTGTCAAACTCAAAGTATGGCACACGATGTAGCGCAATATTTGGGTCAACGTTAATCTGCAAATAAGGCAGGATGATTTGCTGTGTGATGGTCTGTGCCACTTGTTTCGCGTCTGAAACCAATAAATCACGGCGCACTTCATTATGTACGTTGCCTAGCGCATTAGTTGAACTTTTGCCGTCCGCGCCTGATGTGAGCGTTTGCCCCAAAATCAAACGGGCAATAGATTTTTCGCACCAGTCCACCATTTGCAAGAACGGGTTATTTGCCGACCCCGCGCCGGTGTTTGCGGCATTATGCAATTCGATTGTCATCGAATCGGGCATAATCCCTGCGGCGTTATGTCCGATTTGTGCAAGGGCACGTAATAGCGTGCGTTTTTCCTCGTTTGTTGCACCGGCGCCATATTTACCAATGCGAATCGGCATGCCGTAAAGTTCCAAAAACTCGGCAAAATCCCGCACGGAATAATGCTTAAACATATAAAGCCACGCCAGTGTGCGGAATAAGCCCATGCGTGCCAGTTGCACGGAACGGGACTTATGCGAATGCACCACCCAGCCGAACGGACGCAAAAGTTCCCCCATGGCATTGCTCGGGGTTTTTAACAAGAGATTGTCGTTTTTATCTAGTTTGAACCACGACTGCGGACGGGCGATAAAGTTATTCGGGATGTACTTACCGCCCTCAAGTTTCCACTCGATTTCTAACGCAGAAAAGCCGTGTCCTACCGCGTCCATCATATCCATCAGCAAGTTTTCAAAGTTCGGATATTGGTAAAACAACTCGTCAATTTCGGCTTGCAGTTTTTCTTCCGCTGGGGTTGCATTGCGCGGTTCTGCAATGCGCCAATCTAGCGTCAAAATCGCCCGTTTGCGCGTTTGGATATTCGCCCCGATGGCACTGTCTTGCTCTTCAATATCCATGAATAACTCGTGCTGTGCCGTAATATCGCCGTTTTCCGCGTCTTCTAAAATACTTTTCAGTTTTGACGGGGTGATGCGGTTGCTTGGGTGATCGGATAAAACGCGCCCATTAGCCGTTACCATGGCTTCGTCTGTTTGGGTTGACTCAGTTTTTGCCCCCATCAATGCCTTAAATTTTTCCCAAAATTTCATATTTAACCTCGCCAAATGCTATATAAATCTTTTTCCGCTTCAAATTCATCGTACCCCAAGTCTTCATCGTTTAAGCCTATCCACTCAATCGGGGCGGCACTCGTCACTGCATTACGCCATAACATTTCTAATGCATCCGGGCCATCATCATGATCCGCTTTCGGAAAGTGTCTCAACTGTGACTCAAGAGTGGATTGTGAGCGATGTAATAAAATTAACCCGTTGGCAATATGCGGTTGCAAGCTCTCAATGCGAAGCATTTTGTCGCTATTTGGTTTTGTTGCCGTAGCAGGCACAGGTTTTCCACGCGCAGCAGACCGTTTAACCAACTCGGTTTTTAAAAATTCCTGGAATTGTACGGTCTCTACAAACCAGCGATGGCAGTTGTATTGCGTATGTAAACGAATCACATCTTCAATAATTAAATCGGGCAAACGCTTTTTAATCTGCGCTTCGACCACATACAGTTTGCCAGTTTCTCTATGATAGCCGCCAACCAAAATCGCGGACGGGTCACGGCTTGCACCGGCTTTACCTAGTGATGGGTCAACCGCACCAAAATAAATCAAGTTATTAGGTAATTCCGTCCAATATTGAAGACTGTTGGCAAAAATGGCGTCATCTCCACTGACCGGGTCATTTTGGTATTCCGAATCAAAAGAGGCATGTCCATCTGATGCACGAATCTTCATTAAATACAGAATCGGACGGGCAAGCCAAGAAACGACTGCACCTGCGTCCATTTCTGCTTTATGTTGTTGATAGAACAAATCAGAAAGCGTGTCATCGTCGCCATCTTCGGAAAGATAAATATTTTCCCATTCGTCCCATAACTGCATATTGTCCGGCATACGTAAAATGGCTTTGAAACGTACCCGACGCCATCCTTTAGTGTTTAAAATACGGTTTAATACACTGTCATAATGAAGAATGGTTCCCACATAAATCACATCAAACTTTTCACCAGGTGCGCCAAGTTTTAACACCGCATTTAAAATCCAGTTATGCAATTTATTGCGTTGCTCCGGTGTTTGCACCGTTTCATCGTTTTCAATATCATCCAAAACAACAAGATCAGGACGATATGCACCATGACGACGACCACGTAATTTTTGCCCTGCGCCTACGGCTTCGATTTTTTGCCCTTTTGCGGTCAAAATCGCACCTGCGCGCCAAACTTTACCTGGCGCGACTTCTGGAAAATCAATTGAGAGTCTTGGATTTGACTCAATTTCAACTTTGATAGCCTCTAGCATGCCATAAGACTGGTCACGGCTATCCATAGCAATGATGATGTAATTTTTTAAATTACAAACCATGCACCAAAGTGGGAATAATTGCGTACAAATAGTGGATTTCGCCTCACCGCGGGGTGCGGCAATAGCTTGTCGGACGGATTTATCTGTTTCTTCAACCGAAAGTGGAAGATTTTTAAACAGATATTCGTGTAACTGTGATTTATGCGGTGAGCGCACATAATGCGGAAAATAGGCTTGAACAAAATATTCAAACCCTTTTTCTTTATCTAAGACTTTCTGACGACGCTCTGCAATCGCACGTGGTTTATCATCCCAACCTTCAAAATTTGCTTCAATATTGCGCTGTAATTCAGCTCGTAATTGTTCAAGCTGTTTTTCAAATTCTTTATGTTTCATCTATAACATCACCGCAATAAATAAAAGCCAGCCCCAACCTTTGATACCGGCTACCATTAACTTAAAAGCACATACAACGCAGATAAATTGCACAATCCAGCGGAAATAGTAATGCTTATGCACAATGATTTGACTTTGTTTCTCCATCACTTAAATTCCTGCTTAACAATGCCTTCCAAATCATCTAAAACCGACAAAAAAGCAGGTAATAAATCAGGCTGTTTGGTTTTGATCAGATTAGTTACCATCTCAATAACTTTCCAAGCTGTCGCCAACTCCGACACTTCTGGCAATAATCGCTTACTGCTTGCCACCATTTTCGAATAGCTATCGCCCAAGCCCTGAATCAACTTCGCTTTTTCACTCACAGGCAATTCTTCCGCGTGCTTAATCTCATCCATCGTGTTTTCAAAATAAAGCACAAACGCGGTCAGCATGCCGCGCGCTACATCTTCCACTTTGCCACTTGCCATCGTGTTCGCATCACGCACTTTATCCCAATTATCGCCACGAGCTTCGGCTTCACGTTTCCAGCGTCGAGCAGTGTTATAGGACACTTTGGCTTTTTCTGCGGCTAATTCAAGCGTTAAGCAATCAAACACATAGTAACGGCGCACATCTGCCTTGGTTTTTTCATCATGTGCCATCTTAACCCCCGAATTTTGCTTTAATCAGCTCAAACCCAACGGAGACGACCAAGCCACTTAACCCGCCAATAAACGCAGCACGCACACCTAATTTCGCCAAACTTTCTTCTACCTTTGCCAAGCGCGAATCAATTTCATCCACCCGTCCATCTAAACGGTCAATTTTGTGATTGACGGTACGGCTTAAAGATAAAATCTCATCCAGTTTGGCGGTGATTTCTTCTTTTTCCGCAAGTTGATCTAACATCACTTATCCACCTTTTTATCTAACTTCTGATTGATTTCTTTCAACTGATCGCGCACCTCTTTCAAAATGCTTTCAAAGTGTTTATCTTTTACTTCAGCAAGCTCTTTACTCTGAAAATCGTGCTGCATTTGCTTTTCTAAGGCTTTAATCGCATGCTCATTTTCAGCCACTTTATCGTTTACTGATTTCCACACCCAGCCGACTAATGTCATAATCAACGTCGTGCCAATCCCAATAAACACTTTATCGTCAATCATTTTGACTCCTTACTTTTAGTGCAAATCTCACGATAGGTCGCATTATGTATCGCAATTTGTCGCAAGGTTTCCGTGGTATCTTGTCTGCTGGCAGTGATAATGCCAAATCCACTACAACTTGGATTAATCACGGAGATCCCCTGACTTGTGCAACCCATCAATAAGAGTGTCACGGTCAGCATTGCGATTGTTTTCTTCATGTTGTTTTCTCGTTTCATAATGTTTCACCTGCGTATCAGAGACAGCTTTTTCACGCACCAACTGCTCGTTATCTTTTAATAATCGGTCAATTTCACGCCCGGCACGTTTGAGCTTAAATACCACATAACCACAAATAGCCAGTGCAGTACCTGAGCCGATTAAAATCATCTGTAATGTCATCAAATCCCCCTTGGTCTATCCGTTTGTTCTGGCTCCACATAGGTTTCACCGGTAATCGGTTCTTCTGGTTTTGCTTGTTTGGCTTGAAAAGCCATCACCGCCCCTTTGGTTGCGGCAGAACCACCACAAAAACAAGCAAAATAAAAAAACAAATCAGTGACCGTAGAACGGTCAAGATAGACCGCATAAATCAATACACCCGCCATCACCAAAAAACCGAAAAACTGAATAAAGCCAGTCGTACTGGCTCGGCCATCAACATTGGTAAAAAGTTCAAGCAACTTATTCATCGGCATAATCTCCACATAATCATTTGGGCTGCAGTCGGTTTCCCTCTAGATACATAACTCCACGCATTTTTACTGTAAAAGTGCGGTCGATTTTTCGGGATTTTTTTTGTTGTCAAGACTCGGTTTTGCAACCAATTAAAAACACGTTTAAACACGCCTAAAAATTTAAACTTCATTATCAATCGCTCCATATTTAAGATTACCCGCTACACGACGCACCCAACCTTTACCAAAGGTCGCAAAAGTGCTGAGTTTGCAATAAAATTCAAGGCGCTCGGCATTCAAACGCATAATCACGTCAGAAATCGCCATTTTTTTAATAGCGGCAATCGTCATATTGCCAATAATGCCGTCATCCGCCACATTCACTGCACGTTGCAACATACGGCTTGCATTGCCTAATCCATGATTTACAGCCGCATCAAAAAATTGGAAAGCCACCGCTTCAGGCATCTTGTCGCATTGATAACGTAGCCAAAAAGCGGAGTAGTAGATTTTAAAAGCCTGATCACGAGTCATCACACGCATATTGCCCTGATAACCATTTGCCTGAGCTGTGCGTTTAGTAATCCCCCAATTGGTTTCCCCGCCTGGGTCGCGAGGATCATTAACATAACCACCCTCATGCCCAATTAAACGGTTAAAAATATCTAGAAAAGTTAACGTCGACATAAAAAAATACCCTTAATCGTTGATATGATTGAGGGTATTCTGAATTAAAAGAAGGTTAATTAATGGGGGAGAAACTTCCACACGCCCACTTGTTCTAAAATAACGCGGCTTGTTGATATTGCTGGACTTGATGAGAGCGTATAATTTCCCAGGCTTGACGATCACAGAGTTTGTATTTAGGACAAAGCTCAAGCATTGCCGTGCGGCCACTTTTCTTTTCGGTTTGCGTGATGTAGTCAAAATCCGCTTTTAGGCGTTCGTTGCGTAACAACCGCAGAGCGACTTCACAACGCGGAATATAGACTTCCTCCGCCTGAAAATAATGACGCAATTTGACCGCACTTTCCTGCCCGATGAGTGCTTTTAGTCGCGGGAAATACACTGCTCCGTCGGTAAAACGAAACGTTGCCCCTCCGAACTGATTAATAATTTTTTCTACGTCAACAAACCCAACTAACTCCACCATTTCCAGTACGATTTCAGGCAGATAGTTGACAACGCTCTCTAACTTTGACTGCATAACATTTCCCCTATGTGACCATTTAGGCGGATTGTCGCACGGAAATTTTAAAAAGGCGGTATTTTTGAAAAAAAAGATAAAAAAAATCCCAATGTTTTCACATTGGGATCTCGTTATTTTTCAGAACCAAGGATAATCAGTTCTTCTTCATAATCTTTTTTATTCGGAGCATGTTTCACAGCATCTTTACAATCTGAATAGTTTTTTTGGAATTCTGCTTTAGACTGATTAAAGGATTTTAAATCAAACGAGTCCTTATCATTCCATTCCGCTACTTTTGTTCCTTTTGGTGCGGCAATCCACATTGCTTGCGCATAACTTACAGCACTGTGGCAAGCACCAAAATAACCTAATGCATTTATTTTTTGCGCATATCCATCTGATTTTTTCATTTTATTAAGAGTATCTTGCCATTTTGTCACATTGCCGTTGGCATGCTGTTCAAAAGCCTGGCGAATCCCTTTATCTGTATTAAATACTGATAGCAACGTGATAATAGCTTTCGCATCATCTTTATGGGCATTATAAAATGCCGTATCTTCATCAAAACGCGCTTGATCAAATGCCAATGCGTTAAATGCTATACCTAGTGAACACATTGAAACTAAAAGTAATTTTTTCATATTTCCTCCAATAAAAAAGGCTCCAAAGAGCCTTCAATTTACACCTGATAATTCCATCTTACAATGCTTTTTTATTCCGATCATACACCGCCAACATCTGTACCACCTTTTTCAACTGCCACGGCTGTAACCAATGCACAAAATCCACTTTAAACGAACGTTTCGCAATACCATCAGCATATTCTTTCGGTAAACCATGTTTTGCTAAAAGTGCGGTAATTTTTGCCAAATAAATTTTCTTATCTTCACGTGGTGCCGCACGATTTCCCCAAAAATGACTACTGGATTTAAACCCCTTTTGCACCATAACATTTAACACCTGTTGCAATTCACTTTCCGTCATTTCAGTACAACTTGTTTTCCCCGTTGTACTTACCAATAATTGACGATAGGTTTCATCATCAAGACCTAATTGGCTTTTTCCAATATGGATTCTAGCGATTAAATTTTTACGCAACATAGCCTTTCTCCTGTTCCGCTTTCCAGGCTTTCCAAACGGCAAACTCAGGCATATTTTCCACAAATTGCAACTGCCCAATAGCGGCATAACGTTCAATATATTGAATGGCTGCCATACGTTGGTCCTCTTCTTGAGTTGCCACGCTTTGCATTTCAGCTTTGCCTTCATTACGCACCACCGCAAACAACGGTTTCGCCCCTTCATACACTTTCTTCAAATAGTTATGATTCGATAACGCCTGAATATTGCGAGTTTCCCGACGGTTTTTCATCACCGCTTGCACCGTTTCATTCAACGCATGGGCGAGTAGCGGACTGGGTTGATACATCTCCAACACATCTTTCATTAATCTCAATGCCCGCCCATTAGATAACGCCGATCTTTCAGGACGAAACAACCCAATATAACTCACCAACGCACGCGCATTACGCCCGCCCAAATTGGAGATTAACCCCAACATCTCACGCCCTGCATCATCTTCCAACAACGCATCCAAATGAATATCACTGTGGCAAATAGGGCAACGGCATAGTTTCATTATTGTTCCCTCAAACTTGATTTAAAACACATTACTCAGCCCACTTCATCTCACTTATCCCCCTCTTTTGTAAAGAGGGGTTAGGGGAGATTTAATGGACTGTAAATGGGTTTTAGTCGATTGGTGGTTGTGGTAGTGGTTGCCAGTGAGTAACTTCGCCATAAAGGGGGATGTAACCAAACCCGATTAATTCTTGATATAAAGCAACCCCAACTTCTTTGTCTCGGCTACAAATCAAAACTCTTGTATTTGGTTTAGGCAACCGCTCCGAACACTTAATCCATCCATTGTTTTCACTCATTATCTTATTCCTTATTTGTTGTAAATAATCTCTCACCAATCCATCGCATAACCGGCACAGCCATACTGTTCCCGATAGCCTTATATCGAGGACTATCCGGACAATCTTCGGTTGCCTTCCCACGATATGGGATTTTAGTCCAGTTATCCGGTAAACCTTGTAATCTTTCGCACTCTACAGGCGTGAGTTTGCGGACATTCGGTGGTGTGTAGACACAGGGTATGTTATTTCCACCTGTCCCCATCCTTGCAGTTAATGTAGGGGTTGTGTCGCCTTGCAAACGAATAACATCCGAACGATGAGCTATATCAAATAGGATGTTTTCTTGCCCATTATTCATCCCTAGGCAGTGTGCTTTGTTTGTACTAACAATAGGGTCTTGTGTTCCATGTACTACAAGCGTCTCACTCCCCCCGCTTAAAGCCCCTCCTGATGCTCTAACTGTTCCGCCGATATCGGATTGGCGATATTGTGCAAAGCTAGTCTCAACAAATCCGGCAACATTTTGCCCCGTGCTTTCGCCCGTCTCAATATTCCCTCTGCTGCCCGCGGACTCAAAGAGTATTTCGGCTGCGTTACAGGTTCCAGCACCTGCCACAAGGAAGATTCGACGGCGTGATTGTGGCACTCCGAAGTGTTTAGCATTGAGGATGCGCCATGCAATATTTCGCATCTCCGAATGCACATAACCAGCACCTGTCCATTTTCCCCCTGGCGGTTGCAATGGCTCAAATGCTCCAGCCAACCTCCCAACCAAGCACCCAAAGGCATTGTCTTTGGTTGACAAGACTCCGGGGACGTTTTCCCATACAAGTATGCAAGGTGCTTTTCCATCTTTTTCTCTGACATAATCAATAGCCTCCAATATTTCGATTAAAACTAATGTTAAATTCCCGCGGTTATCGTTAAGACTTTCACGTTTGCCGGCCACCGAAAAAGCCTGACAAGGCGTTCCACCGACCAATACATCAGGAGCAGGGATTTCGCGATTAATAATGCGTTCCGGCAGTGTTCGCATATCGCCTAAGTTCGGCACATTAGGATAATGGTGAGCCAAAACAGCACTTGGAAACGGCTCAATTTCGCTAAACCATAATGGTTTGGCAAAATCGCCCCAAGCGACACTTACGGCTTCTATTCCGGAACAAACGGAACCAAAGGTAAATACCATACTCACCCCAACACTGGTGTAATCTTCCACGCCACACTTTTCATCTCTCTGCTTGCTGCTTGTAATAGCAACAAAGCCCCTTTTGAATCGTCAACCAGCCACTGTTCTTTTGCTGCTTCTATTTGCTCCATAATCTGTGCCAGTTGCTCGGTGACTTGCGCTTTCTTTTCACTCATACTTCCTCCACCTCAACCACATCATCAATTTCCGTAATCGTATGCGGTAGTTTATTCACATCACATACATTCAAATCACACAATTCCAACACTTTCTCATTGCTTTCAGCTTCCACAACGGCTTCAACCAAACAATAAAAGCGCGCCACAAACTTAGCCATGATTGACCTCCGGTCTTCTCGCTGGATAACGCACATAATGTGCACAAAACAGGCGACGATTTTCCGCCCATTCTTGATTTTCTCGACGACGAGCCACCGTTGCCGCTTTTTCCCAAGCACTTTCTGCTTGTTTCCATGCGCCAGCACGTTCCATTTCAGCAGCGTGTTGGCTAAAATCTCGGTAATTTTCCAGTTTTTTCATTTTTGCTCCTTTGTTGTTAAAACCTATTATGAATGCCCCTCATCTCATCCCCCTCTTTCGTAAAGAGGGGCTAGGGGAGATTTAAAGGGCATTTAAATAAGCTTTAAGCCCCCGCTACATCTAACGCAATCGGCACATACTGATCGCTTTCGCCCACACGTTCATAAAGTCGCACATAAGCCTTACTACTCACCACTTGCACGCTCTCGCTAATTGCCTGCATCGCGTTTTGCCAACGTTCATCTTGAATATCAACTCGACGCAAACCCAAAATACGTGAGGTGTTCAAATTGCCTTCCTTATCCACATTAAATGCACGTTCAATCAACGCTTTTAATTCAGGGCGAGAGCCTTCGCTCCATTCATTCAAGCACTCATCAATCAACACTTTTGCCGCCTGAATACGTTCATCAAATTGCAAATGGTCGTTAATCGCACGTTGGATTTTGTATTTGCCGTCATAGCTATAAAGCGTGATATTGCCTTTACTACCGCCCACTTTTGCATTGTATTTTTCAGCCGAAAGTTCAATAAACGCCTGAATATCGCCGAAAATGCCATCTTTAAAATTGCGCATCTCCTTATTTAAGGACACGCCTTTTTCCACCCATTCACGCACAAGCACATCACGTGCTTTGTCGATGTCTTTCACCAATTCAGCTGGCGTTAAATTTCCTCTTGCATCACGCCAGTATTCTTTCCCCTCAATCATCACCTTCATTTAGAGTTCCTCTTTATCTAACTTAATCACCACAAGTCGCTTACCTTTATCACGTTTACATCGGGCGACTGTTGCCGAGCTGTAAATCGTTTTTTCGCTCACATTGAGTTTCTTTGCTAATTCTTCCGCAGTCCCGTCACCCAAATTCTCTTCGCCACGATAGACTGCATAAATTTGCCGACGCGTTGCCATTTCTCCTCCTAGTTCAAATATTTCCGCCAAACCACACGGATACCTTCCACCGTAAATTGCGCTTCTTGGTATCGACCCACATCACGCCCCACGTGATACACATAAGCGCGTTGGTCTTTCTCTAGCTTTTCTGTTACCGCATTATTCATCACGCGCACAGTCGGTCTTATCTTCTCAAAGTGCACATTAATCACCGTAAGCCCCATTTCATTTAAGCGTCTTACGGCTTTTTCTACTTGTTCTAAATAAGCCAACATCACGGCATTGTTTTTGTTTAATTGTTTGTTTTTTCTTGCTTGTAACATGGTTATCTCCTTAACTAATTAACATTTTGCTGTATTGTTCAATCATCTCTGCGCTAATTTCGGTCTCGTTAATCTCTGCCGAACGCACAACACCTCGCATTAACTTACTTAATCGGCGTGCGTTGCCTTTACAGGCCTTCAATAAAGGGGCATTAAACTCACTCGTATTAAGCGCACTTTCCGCTAACATGGCTAAATCGTCATCAGGTAGGGCATTACCAAGGTCACAAGCAAATCCCACTCGACTATAAAGCTGTGCCAGTTCGTTATTTTTCCCTTTTAAATTCACCAACAAGCGAGGCATGCCCGCTAAAATCACGCCACAATTTGTTAAATCATGAATGCGTCGGATAAATTCCAAAGAGCGGGTAGAAAGTAACTCGGCTTCATCAATCATTAACAAACGTTCCGCACCATTTACTTTTTCCACAATTCCTGAAAGTACATCGTTGTTTACCCCTCGGCTGGTTGAACCAACATTTTCTGCAATCTTGCGTAGTAACACTTTCGGTGTGCAACTTGGATCAACCTCAATCAAAATGGCTGAACTATGTTCTTTCGCATATTGTTTAAGCATTTGTGTTTTGCCTAAGCCTGCCGCACCGTAAATCACATTAATTTCGCCCTCAGCATGGGCAAAGTGCATAATTTCCATACCGCGTTTTGCTGTTTGAGTGGGGACAAATGCATTGTTGTATTTCGCTTCAACTACTTTCGCTTTATGGCGTGCTAACAACTCATTCACTTTTTCATCGAGCCACTTGGTATCGGTTGGATATTTACCGTTTAAATATTGGCTCACTGTTGTAATGGACACATCAAACAAGGTTGCCACTTGTTTTTGGCTCATCTTGTGCGCATCCATAAACGCTTTTAATTCTTGTGCTTTCATTGCTGCTCTCCTTACTCATTCACTAACTTTTTTCTTTGTTCCCACGCTTCTTTGTCCGCTTTAGTTAAGAAAATTGGGGTAGCTTCCTGTTTGGCTTTCGGTTTTGTGCGTAACAATTCAAAACCTTGCTGATGCTCAATCGTAATAATCGGGTTAAGTTCCGCATTAATCTCATCAAGCTGTTCTTGTTTCAATTTCGCGCGGTTTGCGTGGCGTCCTCTCCGAACTTTTTCCACAAACGGCATTGGGAAGGCATCACGTTTATTGCCATCTAATTCGGCATAACACACAAAAGTGCCATCTTGCTTTCTCACAATCACTTGGCTTGGATCGTGAATATCAAACATCACTTGCACCTTTTGCCCATCAACATCGAGCAATTTCGCGCTAAAGTAATAATTATTGAAAAGTTGTAACCAACCACGTTGTGCCACACGTAATGTACTTGGGCGGAATAAATCCCTTGCTTCCACTGGCGTAACAAAGACCAAATCATCAGGGTTTATTTTTTCCATCAACTGACGGCGTTTTTGTGCAGGTGTCATCCCAATTTCACTATGCACATGCTCGTTGTTGTACCAATCAACCCCAGCTTGAACCGCATCTAAAAACTGATTCCAGCTTGGCAATTTACCCACTGCCCATTGTTGTTTTGGCGTTAGCTGTGTTGCACCTTTACGTTTTGCTTTATCCAGTGAAATCACTGCTGTGCTCACTTGTCGAATAGTGTCGCGGTCTGCCCCTGTGCCGTGATAGGTTTCAAACTGGCGAGCGATACGATATAAAATCGTTTGATGCACCCGCTCAATAATCCCACGGCCTTGTGGATTGCCTGGAATCCCTGTTTGGTGATTAATCCCCAAACGCGGCAACATCCCCGTAATATCCCCATCAAGCATCCAGTTTTTCTCACCACCGCCATTATCGGAGTAATAAATTGCAGGTATGCCGTAGCGTTCCACGCCATAACGCAAGGCATCTGCCACTGCGAGAACGTTTTCCGCCAAACTTGCCGACCAACCCACAATAAAGCGGCAAGAGGTATCCATAATTAATGTCACCTCAGGAATAAAAGGGCGACCGTGTTCAGGATGGGCGACTTTCAATTTCATCGCATGGCCATCACCTACCCACACATCATTCACCTGTAACACGCTCCAATCTCGTTTCACATAAGTGTTAAGGGCGCGGAGTTCAGAACCCGTCTTACGACCAATTTCCTTAATGTGTTTTGGCAATTTCGCTAATGCAGCGCGGACTTGGTCAATACTCGGTTTCATTTCTAAACGTAACGGCTCGTCTGCAAAACGTGCATCCCATTCAGCCGAAAAATAGTGATAGGCTTCTGCCACATTGATGCCATTGGTTTGGCGATATATCGCCAAAAAGTCAGGCAACCACACAATTTCTTCAGCCTTTTTCGCCACCCGTTGCATTGGTGCGAGGGCTTTTAATCGTTCTTCAGGGGTATCCGCCTTTTCATAATCCAACACCCATTGATTCAAAGTGCGGTCAGATAAAGTGCGATTTTTTCCTTTCTTGTTATTGGCGGTTTCCACCAATCTCATCAAATCAGATGAAATGCCACCACGCTTGATTTGTTCACAAAAAAACTTAATCGCCTTGTAACGAGGTTGGGCTTGTTCAAGCTGTGCCACTTGGGCAACTAACGCCATTCTTGCCCCTGCCACTTCACGTTGTTTTTCCGTTAAAGTTTTTAATTCCACCTGACGGAGATCGGCGGGAAGAGATTTGGGTTTGGCTTTCACGATAGAAACTGAATATCGATGACAAAGCTCATTTTGTATTTGCTCTGGTAGTCCTGAAAAAGCATACTCAAACGCTTTAGTTCCTTGTCTTTTACGTTTGATATCCGGTTTGTCTTTTACAATCTTGTCTAAGAATTTACGACCGCCACGTTCAGTATTAGGAAAACTATGGCAATCTGTTAATTCTTGAACTGTAAACCACATATTCATAACCACTCCTTAGCGATTGATATAACGAGATGGCCAAATAGTTCTAGGTTCAACGCCAATAGCACCAGCGATAATCTTTTCTCCTTTAGGGTAACGGCGATCTAAAGCATTATTTAACGTTCTAGAATTAAGACCTGATTGTCGTGACAATGCAGCTAGGGTTGTTCCTTTTTTCTTTAAGGCATAGATAATATCTACCCTTTCCCAATCATTAATCATTGCATTTGTTCCTTTTTCTGATAAATTAAAAGGTTATTACAGTGAATAATACGCTTGTGTTATTCAATGTAATAATATTATTGATCACAAAAAGGAACAATGCAACATATTTCTGTTCCTTTTTATAAATTATTTTCAAAAGGTAAAAATCAATGGAAACCCTTTTAAATCCTAAAAAGGAACAAAAAGAACCTAAAATTGAACAAGTTCCTTTTCATACATTAGGAAAAGGATCTTCTTTTAGTGAAAGATTAAAGGAGTTGATCGGAAATAAGAGCGGTAGAGCATTTGCTAAAGAAGCTGGAATTTCGTATAGCACACTACATAATTATTTAACTAACACTAGTCTACCGACGCTAGACAACTTAATTGCATTAGCAACTTATACAGATGTGAGTGTGCAATGGTTAGCAACAGGCGAATTGACAAGTGGGCAAAAGCATATAAATACGGAAACAAGCAATGACGAAACCTTTTCAGTGATTGAAGACTGCCGAGAAGTGCGTATTTCAGCCGGTGGCGGTGGTTTTAATGATGAATATAAACCTTACCAAACCACCAAAGTAGAAAAGGCTTGGCTCGATTCACGTCGCTTAAAAGCGGAAGACTGTGCGATGTTCTTAGTAAGTGGCGATAGCATGTATCCAACGCTAAAAGACGGCGAAGAGATTATTGTAGATCGGTCGAAAAAGGAATTAAAAGACGGAAAAATCTTTGTATTAAATAATGAAGGTGCAATGCTAGTGAAGAAAGTGCAAATCACCTACAACGGCATCACACTCATCAGCCAAAACACAGAATACGCACCAATAGAACTCAACGCAGAACAAGCCAATAACCTGATTGTGATAGGGCAAGTCGTGCGTGGCTATCGAGACTTCTAA